CAAGCGAAGAGCGGCATCGTTGTCGGTCGTGAGGGTAAAGTCGGTGACCTTACATCCACGGAACACACGAGTCAACTCTTTGGAGTCTGTTGCAGTACCATCTACTGCTCCATCGTCTGTATCAACATCACGACGGCGTTGCGACACCTCAAGAGCAAAGGAGGGTTGGTGAGTATGTGTGAAAAGTAAGTGTGTTTGTGCATCTGCAATAACACCAGTGGATGAGACTGTGGGCGGGTTTGTATTGGGAGCATCATTAAAGTCAATGAATTGTACAGCCATGTTATCCCCGTGAGGGAAAAGAAGGGGTTCATCCAAGTAAACTTTGGTGCCATCCATACCGATGACACGACGGACTTCACTACGCAATGCGGTGTCAAAACGAGTGTCCGTAAATGACCCATCCCATTGTAAAGCGGCATCCGATATATCTGCCTCGTGTGTTGTGGTCACAGGGACATAAGTTGTGTCCACAATGAGTACATAATGGTTAGCGGCCAAATTACCATGGTCGTCAGTGAGAGTGATAAACGACTGTCCTGCTTTTGTTGCACCGTCAAGCGTCGTGAAGTGATTTGCTTCGGGGTTTGCCACTGGGTGAGCCAATTCACCACCAAGGCAGTATTTGAGCCAACGAGCAGAGTGCATTGCTACTTCAAAAGAGCCACCTTCCGTAATCAGTTTACCGGGCACTTGCACGCTGGTGTCTCGTCCAAGACCAACAACATGGAACCGCTTCAAATCTACCTTGGTTTCGGGAACGGTAAGAGCGTTAGCGATACCAAGAAACTGGTCAGTCAATACTGATTCTTCCGCTACTCCACCCGTTTTAGACTCATTCATAGTTGTGTCAAATGGTGGAGTTTTGTAAGGTAGAATGTGAAGGTCAATAGCGGCGGCACTAAGAGTTGCACCTCCTGTTTTCATTGCTGGTGAAATTTTGAGAGTTCGCCCATCGTTCTCCACGATAGTAAAAACACCAGCAGTGTCGTTTGCATCAATAGTTGAGCCAGTATCAGTCCACTTGACTTGAGAACCCACAAGCATGTTTTTTGGGTAACGAAGTGCATTACTTAAGAAAGTCAATGTAGCACCCGAAACAGCACCACCTGTTGTGGAAGCGGATAATTCAAATTCTGTAGCCGAGGTTATGCTGGCTACCGTAGAAGAGGCTGGAATACCAGCACCACTTGATGTGACTGTCATCCCTACTCGGATTTGGGTACTGGCATCGGAAGCGTGTGTGATAGTTGGGTCATCGTTGTAAGCACCGCTTCCAAGAGTAAAAGAAGGTTTGAAGAGTACGGCGTTAGATTGTGCGGAAAATGTGATGGTGGTAAAATCGTTGCCTGCAACTGTGGCAATGGTCATGTTTGCATCGGTATTTGCGTTAATTGAAACACCTACTTCGGGAGCGAAAGAAACCTCCGCCAAATCGCCCTTGTACACTGTTGATGGCATTCTTGTTCACCTATGGTATCAGTTCCGCTAAAATTACGACTTCAATTTGGAATGTCATACGGAAAAGGAATTTGCTTCGGTCGCTTAAATCGGTGCGGGTTTTGAACACGAGTCGGTCAAAGTTTGTACCGTCGCCTTTCCTCTTGGTATGTATCACCCTCCGAATTTCATTCTCAAGAGCCTGTAAATGCTTACGCCCCTTAACTGTACGGACATCAACCGTGATATTTATGCGTGTCGTTACAAAGTCGTAAAACAGTTCGGGTGCTTCTTCGTTGTGGGCTGTTTCATACAGCAGGACATAATCGTGTTTGTCCAAGTCAAGACGCTTTCCTTTCTCGGCTGATGTATCAGCGATGTCAAGCACGACAGGGCGGTAGTTGCTGGTGTTTCCACGGTTCCAATCGGACTGAAAGAGGTTGATGAGAGCGTCCAGCCCTTCTGTCCATGTGGCTACCATCACAGCCCCTCCTTCTCAATGATTTTCTTAAAGTCAATAGGGATGATAAAACCGTTGTCATGACGCATGTTGTACCGCTCAAGGTCGGGGTTTTGGCGTAGCATGGCCTTGTCCGTAGCGTCTTGAATGAGTTTGTGTTCTATCTCACTGGCTGGCTCTCCGGTCTTGTTGTTGATAGCCACACCGTCTTGCATGGCGAAGCCCTTAGCACCAGCCTCAATGCGCTCCATTTGCTCACGAAAAGCGGCAGGTTGAGTTGTGAATTGCTCACGAAACTGCGCCTGCATTTGCTTGTCTTTCTTGAATATCTCTTCAATCATACGCTGATGAATTGTTTCACCCTGCTTGTTGAAGTCACGCTGATTCACTCAAACACCACCATCTCAATGTACTTTGGTAGTGTTCGCTCAATCTCGGCTTGGTACAGTTGTACCTTGCTGGCGAGGTCAATGTTCTGTGTGCCTTCGGGAATCAGCACGCTACGGTCGTCAGCCATCAGCAATTCAATGGCCACCATCTTCGTACAGATGTCCTCAATGGCTTTCTCCACATACCGCTCACCGTAGATGTAGGCTACCTTGATGGCGTTCCACTCAAAGAACGGATAGGAGTTGTTGAAGTAAACGATACCCATTTCATGGTCAATCCACCAGTCTCGCAAACGACCTACATCGCCGCTACCACTGCCACCTTGCAAATCCACAAGGAAGGATTTCTGTGTAATCGTACCAGTGATTGCACCCAAACTACCAGTGACAGCCACGCATCCTGTAAAAGAGGTAGCCGTTTTTCCTGTGTACCGGAATACATCACCACTTGCATCTATGGCTACACCAGCGTTCACAAAACCTGTGGTGGAGACTACATTGATGGTGGTACTATCAAGGCTTGAGAATGTCGTGCTGTTGTTTTGTACTTGGTCAAGTTCAATGTCGCTTGATGTGGTGACAATGCTACACACCTCACCAGCCTTGACAGGACGCATGGAAGTGACTTTCACCACTCCCGTACCATAGTCGCTGTTGGCTGATGCCAAGAACTCGTTGTGAACCGCTACGGCGTTTGTGCTACCCTCCAAGGTAAATGTGGTGGTTGCATCAGTTGGAGTAAAGAGAAAGTTCACAGCCGTCTTGTCCACCCTGTCCTCTTTGTTGATGAGGTCAGCGAGGTTTTGGGCTACGGTGGTAGCGTCAAAATCGTCACGCCACTGGCCCGTGCCTGTGCCTTGAGCGAGTGTTGCTACACTGCCGTTGCCGGGTGATAGGTAGATGGCGGCTGATGAAAGGCTTGACACATCGTTGAACTTGATGCGTGCCTCAGCCCCGCAAATCTCACGGTAGTCATCACCTTGCCACAATTCTATGCGTAGCATTTGCTGGACATTGCGGAATAGAAGGGGACTGGTACCGACATAATCCGTATAATAACGGCGGCGATATGGCTTGTAAGTGTCAAAGTTGATGTATTCAGCCGACACCAAATACGGTCGCCATGCGTTGCGTGTCATGTTGTCAATACGGTCTTGCATTTTAAGAATAACATGCTCCACTTTTGCCTTGGTCACGCCACGAACACGCCCGTTGGTGAACGAGGCTTTGTTCTGCACATACCCGTTGTCAGCCACTTGATAGTCCGATGCTGTCAGCGTTGCTCCACTAAAGGTGATTTTGACATGTCCAGCCTTGCTACTCGTGCCTTTACCGATGGCAGTGATGGTCAACTCCTCTTCACCCAGTGGGTCAGCATCACTGTACACACGGATTTTGTCGCCTACGCTAAAGCCTACTTGACGGTACTCGTTGCCTGTGACATATACTGCGTCCGTGTCAGCGTCAGCACTCATGAGGATAGCGTCTTGTGGGCCGATGTCCAGTAGGTCAGCGACTTGTTGAGCGGTGCAGTACACAACAGCAGTGGGGTCAAGAGGCCGGGTTTCCGGCTCACCGGGACTGAACACTACTGGCACTCATATTCCTCCCTCAAGACTTCATAGCACAATCGGTACACATACCCATTTCATGAATGAATAACAAATCGTCTTCATCTTCCCGATAAATACCTTTGCGGCATCTTGGACAATGTGTATAGTATTCTTGCCCCTGCCAATCATACGGGTCATTTTTCAACACACTCCAAGCATCACGAATAGCGACATCACGAGAAGTCATGATACGACGGAGGTGTTCAGCCTCAGCATCGGGGTTGAACTCTTCTTCGGGCGATTTACCTGCTTGCCATCGTTGCACTTTTGGGTCGCCATCATCCACTTTAGGGTCATCCGGTATATCATCACGGAGTTTACCTTGCTCATCAAAAATGTCGGGTATTTCGGGCTTTTCCGGGGCAAACTCTTGGTCAACAGCGGCTTGCTCGCCCTCAACATCGGGTTCACTCAACGACTCTTCCAAGGTTTGACCCTCAAAGGGCACACGCTCGCCCATGAACTTGAGTCCATGCTCGTCGGGATTGGCTACAGCCTCACGCATGAGAGCGTCACGAGCCTGTGTGAATTGTTCACCACCGGCCTCTCCGCCAGCACCACGAAGAGCGGCTGATGCTGTTTTGTTTGCCCACTGTTGCAGGCGCATCTCTTGTCCGTCTTCAGTCAACACCTTTTGTCGGTGCGGTCGCATTGCTTTGATAAGTACCTTCATGTTCACAGCCTCTTCTTTTCATCACGGTGCGCTAAGTTGTATTCCATTGGTTTACCGCAAGTAGCACATGTGGCTCTCCATAAGAAATGAAGAAATCCACAATGTACACAGCGTGTACCCGAACCAATGTTAAGGATGTCTCCTATTTCTTGATTACGGTTGCGCTGAGATTGAGTCACACCTGCAAGTGGGTGGTCTGTGTTGGATACGACCTCACTACCGTATTGATAGTCGGCTTTGCGACCTTGCTTACCAGCACGGTTAATGTCGCTCAAGTCTATGTTTCGGACATCAAACCCCATGCTAACCCCTCAACATCATGCGAGTTGATAGGTCACCATGACGAAAAAATTGCCTAAAACAGGGAAGACCTCAGTATCAATCACCGAACTGGTGCTATTCGCATCAGCAATCGCTTGGATGTCTGCTTGAATAGCCGCTTGAAGGGTACCTGTGGCACTGAACTCCTTTGGGGAGAACGGGCCAAAGACCTTCACGCCAATCTTAGTCAGTGCCGCCACGAGGAATCACCTCATCTCTTTCCAAGAATCCACCAGCGTCCATCGGATGTTGATGTAGTAGCGGTTGCGCTCACTTTACCAACTTCAAACAACACCAAGTTGTTGGTTTCATCAACAGAAACATCAACACCAACCGATTTAAGAGTGATTGATGGCTTGTGGCCACCAAGAACTGCTATTTCAGTGTCATCCAAAAGCGGTTGCTCAGTGCCCCCACCAACGGTAATGCTCGTATCGCTACCGATTGCGGTTAGAACACCAATTTTAAAACCTGTATCAGCAGCGTAAAGCGTCTGTCCGACTGTAAGTGCCGCTCGTGCGGCAACAGTATCTACAGTCATTGCGCCTGTTTCTCCGGGGTTGTACCCCGGCCCGTTGTTAATGAGAACACCAGTTCCAGTCACACTGGTCAAATGTCCACCTGCCGCAAAGACTTCGGTGAGTTGGTCAGTAAAATCGTACTGCGTACCACCATCAGTAAATGTGCCTGTAATCAACACCATGTCGCCAAGAACATGGAGCCTTGAGTCGTCTGTATTTCCGTATGCCATATTTTTTCACCTCATTCTGTGGGATTCAAATGCCCTTCTACAAGAGCGAGAGCGGCGGTTTTCGTAAGATACCCGCTACCCTTGCTAACTCCGTTGTCGGTCAACCACTTAAGGATGTCCTTTCGTGACCAACCTTCATCGGGGATGCCGTCATCGCCACCATCAACGGTGACTCCTTCATCTCCTTCAATGGAGAAATGTTTAGCGGGTAGCGTATGTCGCCATTCGTTTAACCACTCTTGCGTGACCTCTACTGTATCACCACGAATCCAAGAGGTAGGCGTATCACGCCTACGCCTCTCAAAGAAGGGGCCAGTGTAAGTCACATTGGGCATTCAATCACACTCAGTTAAGCATCATTACGGTTACCGTTCCAGCACCGCCAGCCTCGCCGTGAAGGACGATTGCTGGAAGGAGCGCACCAGTCTTTGCGGCAGGTGCGGCACCAGTGTTGGTGAAAGTTGCAGATAGAGTCTTGTCGGCCACTGCGAAAGTAGTACCGAGCACACCGATAATCTTTGATGCACCTGCGGTAATAACCAGCACTTGCTCATTGGCATCCGCCAAGGTAAAACCAATGGTCACCATTCGCATACTGCCCACTGCGTTCCCGTCAGTGTTTTGAGCGGTGAAACCAGTAAGGGTGCCGGGGTATGAACCACCAGCGTTACCGTCCAACCAACCCGTTTCATCAACAGGGGTACCAGTTCGCATATCCAAGTCCAAAAGAACTGATACAGTTCCAGTGGAGAAATCACCATCGTCAAATGAAATCGTCAAGCCTTTTTGTGTCTTCGTTTCTGTCGTCATAATTTACACATCCATGTTTTTTTGTTTTCAACCCTCACTTGAGGTCACGGATTGAGCCGTGTCCACCGAAGAAAGTCGTCCATAGTTCTCCCATGGTGCGGTACATTCCTTCTTGTCCGAGGCGGTTGATAGCGAATGGGTCGCCAGTTTCAATACCGCTCTCAAAGTATTGGGTTGGAATTGCAGTGCTGAAGTACAAGTAATCCGTGTCAAGGAAGTACATACGGCTCAAAGTGTCCGTTTGAATGTCCTTGGATGGGATGATTGGGACACCGTTGTAGGTGGCCACAATGAAACCTGCTTCAATACCGGGAACACCTTTCACACCGTTGTAGGTAGGGGTGACACGCTTCTCTTCCATAAACCGCTGTTGGCTTTGGAGGAGTTGTTGTAGGCGCATCAAGGTGTCGTATCCAGTAAGAATAACCTTGGGGTTTCCACCACGAGTCCAAATCTTTTGGAACAGGTCATCCAACTGGTCAAGGGACAAGTTGCGGTCAGTACCACTGTTTTCATTGTGCTCAGC